TTTCAACTATCGATTCATTGCTAAAGCAGAAAAAATGCTCGCCGACGCCATCGCGCGAGGCCTGGCTTAAACCTCGCTCCCGCTCGCTCGGTGTATCCCGGGAATGATAGCCCGGGATACGCAGCGGCAGTTGATCTCCGTCCCCGGCCAGACCCACTTCCCGTCTAGATACATCCCCCTGGAGATGTCGTAGACCTTTCCGCTTGCCGCGACGTGGCTCGGCCGGGGATGTCTTCCGGCTTGCGAGTGAACCCACACGGCCTGCTCGACGCCGGCCTCGGCCTGCCGGGCGCGAACGACCGCCGCCGTGGCCTTATTGTTCTGGTCCCGCGCGATCAGGGCGGCGCGACGTTTCGTCACGCCATATCTCGCCTGCAGAGCCTTACTCAGCTCGCCCATCGACCGCCCCATCGTCACACTCCGCATGACGAGTTGCTCGACGTCCGCCAAGTGCTCCTCGCCTATCGACCGTATCAGGGACACGTTCTCCGCGACCGTCGCCCGAAACAGCTCCGTGGTCGTCGGGGTCGGGTCGAACCGAACCGTCAGTCCGCCCTCCCGAAGCGCCGACGCCAAGCCAAGCTCGGCTCGCCTTTCAGCCGACGACGCGAACCACGCGGCAAGCTTCGGCGCGACCTGCTCGAAGTGATCCGACCAGCGCTTGGTCATCTGAGCGATCGCCTCCTCGACCGCCGCGAAGGGGGATTCGTCGAGGGCGATCGCCCGGCCGTCCAGGGCCATCCGCAGGGGCAGTTTTCGGTATGCAGCGAGGACGCGCCGATCGACCGAGGCGTGCATCTCCTCCACAAGCCCGATCAGGCGGGACTGGTAGTCGGCAACGATCCCCTCGCTAGGGCGGACCGCCCGTGTTGGACGCCCCGCTGATTTCGGTTTGGTTTTTCGGGAAACTGACATCGCAACCTCCATTCCGGGGCGGCGGCGGTCAGGTCGACGCCCAGCTGCTCGTCACCGGCTATGTTTGGTTCCGGAGCGTCGCCCCCGCCCGGGCCAGCTCCACTCGGCTCAGGAGGAGCGCCACCTCCGCCACCACCGGGCTGAGGCTCCTTGCCCATCCCGCCACCGATGTTCGGGTCGAGACCCTCCCCACCGGGAGGCTCGGGTTGGATCGACAGGTCGAGACCGTTGTAGAGCCCGTCCTCCTCGGCCGCGAGGCGCTTTCGCTCCTCGGCCGCGTCGATGATCCCGTCCGCAACGTAGACCGCCGCCGTGTCCGCGTTCGTCTTGCGGATCATTGAGCGCTCGACTTCAGTCGTCTCCCAGAGAGGCTCCCAGGAGAACGAGACGTCCGGATCGATCGCCCCAAACTCGGACAGCTGAATTATGTCGATAATCCGGCGCAGCGGATCGTCGAAGACGTGCTCCTGCTGCGAGTGAACCCAGTCGTAGAACGTGCGGACCTCGCCGTCGCTCGACGCGTTGAGGCCCGACGGCGTGATGCCGAACAGCTTGACAATCGGGATTCCAAAGACCGCCGCCATGTGCTCCTGCGCCTGAGCCTGGAGCTTGTCGAGCCCGCTCGTCGGCGCAGAGATGTTCTTGAAGTCCTCCGTGTCCTTGTCGATCGCGAACGTCCCACCGTTATTCCGGTAGGCATTGAAGAGCTTGATGCGACGGATGAGTCCGTCCCCGTCGTTCCCCGCGAGCGCGGCGGACATGTCCGTGCTGAGGACCATGATGGAGAAGGCGTTGACGAGATCGGATACCGACGTCGCCGCCCGGAGCCATCGCTCCACGTAGGGCATCGCCATCTGCGTCATCGAGAGTCCGCCGAAGAGATAGGCGGGCTTCAGCAGGTCGGGCACCTCGCGAGAGACGATCCCGATCAAGCGAGAAGTGTGAACCTTTGTCGATTGAACGTACCACCACTCGGGACGATAGAAGTCGCGCGCGAGCGGGTTCGACGAGTTATAGCTGCCCGGATACGTCCAGAGAGGCTCGATCGCCCGAAGACGCTTCAGGCTGCCCGGGCGAATCTTCGTGCGACGCAGCGAGAGCGGCGTCACAAGCTCTTCTGGACGCTGACCGTCCCCAGTGTCGATGTAGATCTGCCCGCGACCGTAGAACCCGTCGTGCTCCATCGCCTCGCGGAAGACGGACTTTACGTGAAACTTCTCGATCCTGTCGTTGAGCTTTCCGAGAAAGTCGTCCTTGTTCTCGTCGCCCGACTTGGAGTGGAGCTTGATCCACTTCCGAGTCATCTCCTTCGCAAGAATCTCGACGCCGCGACGATACTCCGAGCGCTGGGCAAGCTCAGCGAGATACGGATAGCCACGGAACGCCTGCAGACTGGATAGACCCCAGCCCGCGAGTCCCATCGTCGCCCACTGGGCGATCCCGCCGTAGGCGTCGTCCATCGCCATGCCCGAGTGAGCCTCGGCAGGGACGCCCGGTGGCGGTTTAGGTATCTCGAAGACGGCCCGAATCTCGTCGGGCGTCAGCGGACGCTCCTCGCCGCGCATGGCGTCGCTCAGCGTCTGCTCGCCGATGCGCCCTGGGGCGCGCGCGACCGGGGGATGATAGACGGGCGTCGGGGGATCGGGCTCGATCCTCCTGCGACTGTGCAACCAATCCAGTGGGTTCACGACGTCATCGCCATGGAACGCGCGAGAGCCTCGTCGCTGATCGTCATTGAACCGCGAGCGTTGGCAAACCGAATCATCACGGAGTCCGCAAGGTTGGGTGACTTCGTCCCGTCGGGCTTCTTATCGACGAGGATCTTCCCCGAGACGTTGACCGAGTAGGTTGGCTGCGACAGCTCCCCAACGAGGCGCGCTAGGAGCGGTATCGACGACGATATGGCGATCAGGTCGTCCGGATCGAACGTTGGGCGCTCGCCTCGCAGCTTGGCCTGGACCGCACGATGCGTCGCCTGGAAGCGCATCCGGAGCGACCACCACGACTGAGCCTTGTAGTTCGCGAAAAAGTCCTCGTTCCGCCGCCCTCGCACGTCCTGTTTCAGCGGATTCATGACCTTCGCGGATCCGCGAAACGCGCGAATGTTGATCTTTCGGTCGCGACCCGCGTTTATCATCGTCGAGTCGCCACGCACGGAGGCACCGAGGCCGTCCGCGTCGTAGGTCATGTCGTCGTACGACTCCTCGTCGCAGATCCCGAACGCCCGATAGACCGTCCGGAGGATGTCGCTATTCTTGCCGGACCACTCGTCGACACGCTGTATGACGACGCCGTGCGCGCCGCACAGGGCGTTAGTGTCCTTTCCCTCGTCGGCAACGTCCAGCGCCGCCGCCCTCCGTCCAGTCGGGACGAAGGCGAGCTTGATGTGGGCGTCGATCGCCGACTGAATCCACGCGCTCGGTATCAAGACGCCTTCGACCGACGCGGCGTAGTCGAGGTTCACCTCCTGGGCGAACGTCACTGGATCGAGCTCGCTCTCCTTAGCGTCGTACCAGGCCTGGTCCTTGCGCGGGTCATCGCGCCACCAGAAGGTGAAGACGCGAATCTTCCCGCCGAAACGCTTCTCGGCGAACGGGTTGCTCATTCCGTTGGGCGTCGACACGTCCTGACGACAGTTCGTCGTCATGGAGAGCGACGCCTCCGTCAGCTGCGGATGCTCGAGATGCGCCGCCTCGTCCACGAAGAAGATGGACGAGCGATCGCCGCGCCCGATGCCGTCGCCCGACTCGCCCGACATCGTCGAGCCGGTGTGCGGAAATATCATCCGCATGTATGGGGCGTGCCTCCGCTCGTCCCATCCGGCCCGAAACTCCGGAGGAAGGTTCGACATGAACGCGCGAGCACGCCAGAAGAGTGACTTTGGAGCACCGACGAGGTCGACGTACTCGGCCTTGCGACTGCCAAACCCGACGGCCATTCCTCGGTTGAAGATACACATCGAGCAGGCGAAGGCAACCGACACCCACGACAGGCCGCAGTCGCGCGACTTCTCAGTCAGGCCGGGCTTCCGGTCGCGCCAGTTCTGGATCACCCACTCGATCCACTCCTCCTGCTTCGGGAAGAGCAGGAACGGCAAAACGGCAGGCAGGCCGAGCTCGACGTTTCGCGGGTCGCTCGTGACTCCCCAGTCGATGATGAACTGAGCGATGTGGTCCCGATAGTAGACCTTCATCGCGGACATCATGTCGGGCATCAGGCGAAGCTTCGTCAGCCGGTCCATCCGGTACTTGAAGACGGACGTGTAGTCGGGATTCCGGAAGTCGAAGTCGAAGGGGATTGGCATCTCCGCGAAACCCTCTGCTTTCTAGTGGGTTTCGTGAGCCCTCACGACG